TCCGTTAACCTTGGTCAATGTGCCAGGTTGGTACAGCTGATCTAAGGTTGCTTGTAAAAATTTCTTGTTAGAAATTGTTTGATAAAAATTAGGCAGTAAATTTGCCGTAAGTCCTGTTTTTCCTAGCGGATCTGTTTTGTTAGACATTAATCTGCTCCAAGCGCTGCGCTAATTATATTTTGTGATGTTACTACGGAATTCAATGCGGCTCCTGTCACTGTTCTAAGATTAGTAGAAGTTAGGCCTGCTACTATAACAATGTTGTCTGTGGTTGCACAACTAACAAACAATTTGTTACTTGGACATCTTATTTCAAATAATCCACCAAAGTAAGAATCTGATTTGGTTGGAACTATAACAAAACTAATTACATCAGGAGATAGTTGTGTTAACACATACGTTGAAAGTTCAGAGAAGTAAAAAGTATCTCCAAAGTCCCAATTGTCAAGTGCAAAAAATCTGTTGATTGCTGATAATATTCTCGATGATACGTCTGCACTAGATACTGTGCTGGCAGGATTAATTACAACATTAAAATTAGCCTGTAAATCTGAAGTGGCAGCTGCGCCAAATAACAAAGTATAACTTACCGGATGATAAATTACCTCGTCGCTTATGGATTTAATTAAATTTAAATTAGGACTTAGCATCACATTTAATTCGTCAGAACTGGGTGGTAAAGGCTCGCTTCCATCAGTTGGAGCTCCTGCTGAAATCCATAATCTAAATGCAGTGTTGTAATCATTAGTCAACACATACAAATCCATTAGGTTACTTGGTCCAGGATCAATCCTACTGTCGTAATCGGCACTGTGTATATATTGAAATTTTAATTTGTCTCTACCCACATACACAATATAGTCAAGGGTAGGAATAAATTTGCCAGTTGCGGCATTGTACTTGGTAACTAACCCAGACGAGTAATAATACTTTCCATCAACAGGATTAGTTGAAGTAAAGAATACTGGGCCAGTCAATGCGTTGTTAGAAACATAACGATAGTCTTCCTGGCCTTGACTGATAGAATACAGTTCTTGGACTACGTATTTTTCATAAGGATTACTAGAACCTGTATATACAATATCTGTAAATAATTGTGGATTATCAACCACACCAGTGTTGGTGCTGTCAGCAAAACTTAATATTATTTTGGTTGGATCTACGTATCCGTCTTCTCCCACAAACTCTCCAACTACTTGCCATGGCATGTCTTTGGTATACGACGAATTACCGCCGGCTGATAAAGGATCTGTGTTGATACTTAAAATTTTCACAGTGTCAGTAACTGTTGACGTTAACACAGTGTCATAAATTTTAACATTAGAATCAAAATAGAAAGTAAGTTCTTGATCGCTTTCAAATACATATCTCAGTTGGCGTGAAGTTATCGTGTACTGATCATTGTCTGTAGTAAACAACAAGAACCAACTTGCATCTAATTTCAACGGACTACTACTGCCTTGGTTAATTAAATCAAATGCGCCTGTTTGACTTAGGTTGTTTTCAAAAATTATTTGCCAGCTCTGCACAGTGACATCGTATCGTAGACCAAACGGAACATTTGAAAAAATCAAATCAATCATTGTGGTAACAATTGACGAACTGAGCGTGGTAGCAAACTTGGGTATGATCTGTGTTATTTTAGATCCGGTTGGTATCACATCATCCAATACAATTGGTCCAAACCCAGTCGATAATACTCCAGTATCACTTGCAGTACCGTCATCTCTTACCGATGTAACTTGCGCCCATATATATGTTGCGCCGCCTTTGGGAAGCGGGCCTGCTGGAGTATCTTTCAATATATTTTGATTCAATGTGTCAAAATATTTTCCAGCTGGTGGCAGAAATTTAACCAATGCGTTTGGAGTAAAATATTTTAAGTCAGTGAATGTGTAACTGCCAACTGCGTATTTTTTATTACTGTTAGTGTCGTACACATAACCACTAACAGTATTGCTATCAGTTGTTACACTGGTCCATGCAACATTTAAACTGGTTGTAAGGTAATCAACAAATTGTGTGTAATAAAAATCTCTCAGTCCTGGAGTTTTAAGAATGTTATAAACTGCATTATAAATTACATTTTGAATATCAGTTTGATTGGCATAAGTGAAGTTGGTAGTTGTGGTAAACAAGTCTTGATATAAAATGCCATCGTCAGCAAACAAATTTGTACTTGAATATTTTCCGGTAGGATCTGTCAAATCAAAATAACGGCTTATACCGCTGCTGGCTCTATTTAATGCTTTAATTTTTGCAACAGCAGTTGACGCAGACAACGGACTAATATTGTAATCCTCGCCTGTGATCATTCTGTTTTGTGTGTAATAAGATTGAGGTGCATTTGTTTTAATACTGGCATTTGATTCTGTGGCACTGGCATTGGCCACAGATGTTGCCAAACTCAAACTAAGAGTTAACACTTCCGCTTGATTTGTTGCACTTGTGTACGGCACGTTGATAATGACATTGACAATATCTGTAGGATTAATTGTGTAAGTTATACCATTGCTAACTCTATAGTAAACTCTAAAGTTTCCCTGTGGTAACGTTCCAAATACTCCATCACTAAAACTCAAACTAACAGCATCGTTGGCTCGAGAAATAACACTGTAGATAGTTTTAATACTGCTGCTTAAACTGTTATAGATAATGTTGTTACCGGTCAGCGCAGGAACTTGAGTCCACAAGGTGTCTTCTAAACCTGTGCTTTGATTCAAAGAATATAACCATACATCAGTATCGTTGATGTTTTGTGATTCAATATCAAGTACTTGATTGCTGGTAGGCTGACTCACATTGAATGTGCCTTGATTTAATGTACCTTGTACAAAATTAAAGAAAAAGCCAGTAGACGGGCTTCCGGCGCCGCGGCCGTCATCTTTATAAACACAAGCAATACTATTTCCTACCTTGGGAGCTTCTTCATAAATTCTTTCTTGCCCAGCAAATGTGGTGCTGGTAATTTCAAACACAGTATTGCGGCCTGAAATAGATTTGCTAAAAGTGTAAATTGGAATATCTGTGTTGGTGCTGTTAAATCTGTATTGTGCTGTTGGAATTCCGTATATGTTTGCTTGGTCAACTGGATTTCCAAACTGGTGCTGTTGCGGTAGTCCCGCATTGATAATTTTGATAAACTGGTCATACCAGTTTGGATTACTTGGGTCATTCCAAGTAACATACTGTCCTGATAGATTTCTGCCGTTGCTGTCTATTACGTTTTCTGTGGTCTGTACAGTATTGACTTTTAATAGTCCGGTAGCAGAGACATTTCTGCTGGGATTATAACTGATCAAACGTGCCAAACGAAGTATGCTGTCTCGGCGTTCTGCTAGTTCCAAGAAGTTTTCACGAGCATTTAGGTCAACACGGAAAGCTATGCTTTGGCCCACATACGCAATAAGGTCAATTAGGGCAAGGTATTCGCTGGATTCAATGTAATCGTTGAAATCTTCTGGGAAATTGGTACGGATATAGTCAATCATAGTACGGCGTAGATTGTCAAAATCGTAACTTTGGAAATCGGCGTTCTTGAATGATTGATAAATTTTCTGCCAGTCTTCGCTGACCAGCAAGTTATTTTGTCTATCCGTTGAGCTCATAATGTGTCCTAATAAGTGTATTTATTGAATAAAATTATGTGCGCAGTTTATTGTGCGTTCAGTCCGTTGGCCTGGTCAAACTGAAGTTTCATGCGGTCTTGGATGTTATACAGCAGGTATGTCAGGGTACATTGTATTTGCAACCCAGTATCATACGGCGTTACAACAATGTTGCCTGCTCTCACACGAGGTTCGTTATTGAAAATATTGTTGACATCTTCCAGTATTAAGTGCTTGACTTGGTCAGTCAACGGTTCAAATAGCAAATCCCAAATAATTGTTCCGTAAGTTGGATTCATCAATCGCTCACCTTGGCGGACGTGAAAATTGTTCATTAAATCTTGTTTAATTAATTCAAAATCATACAAGGCAAAATTTTGTGTGGCGGTACTTATCGTACTGAACCCTCTGTATCTCTGTACTGTTCTTTGCGTGGGAGCAGGTCTCTTTGATACTGGGGTTGTTGTGTATAAACTGGCCATAATTAACTATTTCCTTTTAAGAAAGTATCCATTGGAACTCCGTAAGTTTTCCATGCTTTAGGAACTTCGATTGCAGTTGCTGCTTCTCTGTCTGTTGCATCTGGTTTGAACAATGTACCGTCAAGATTTTCGTGATGCGGATATGGTTCTGTTGTTGGCACACGTGCCATGATACTTGTTATTGTTTCACCATCTTGATCTGTTGGATTATCAATGGTTGGCAATGGTTCAGGAGGTGTTGCGGCTGTTGCTGTTCCAGCAGGGCCAGCAATACCTGAGTTGAAATTAACATTGCCGCCGTCAATAGCTGTGTTTGCAGCACTGATTGTAAAATCTCCAGAGCTTGAAACAACACTTGCTCCACTTACATTAAGATTAAGATCACCGCCTGTTGTTATATTAACAGCATCGCCTGTTGTGACATCCCATGTGGATTCAAAAGATTGTGTAAAAGCACCTGTGATTGTGTCATCTCTGGTGCCGTCTGTTTTTGTTTTAAAG